CTCAACAGTTACTGTAACAAATAAATTAACAACTGCAGCAGGTAGTACAAAAGTTTTAGTAAGTACAGCTAATACTTTATCTACTGGAGATTTTGTAGAGTTTACATCAATGGCAGCAACTATTGGTGGTAATGTATTTTTTACAAGTGGTAGTGATTTTAAAGTTAGTGTTATTAATAGTAATTCATTTGAAGTATTAACATCAACAACTGCAGCAGCAACTTCAGCAGCAACTGGTGAAGTAACAATAAATTTTTTATTACCAGTAGGTACATCAACAGCAGTTACAGGTTTAGGTTGGAATGCAGGTTACTATGGTCAAGGTGGTTATGGAGAACCAAAGACTCAATCAGATATAACTATATTACCAAGACAGTGGACGTTAGATACATGGGGTGAAGATTTAGTTGCAGGTTTAAGAGGTGGTCGTGTTTATTATTGGGAAACTTCTGTAGGTATTGACCAAAGAATAATTGAAGTAAGTGCAGCACCAAGTGTAAGTAATACATTAATTGTTTCTCAAGAAGATAGACATTTAATTTGCATGGGAACAAATGAATTTACAGGTGGTGCATTTAATCCATTATTAGTTAGATGGTCAAATCAAAATGATTTTAATAATTGGACACCTTCAGTCAGTTCAACTTCAGGTGAAGCTATATTAGGTTCAGGAAATAGAATTGTAGCAGCAGCTCGTAGTAGAAATAATATAATTATTTTAACTGATAAGTCTGCACATACAATGCAGTTTATAGGACCACCATTTACTTTTGGTTTTAATGAAATAGGTACAAACTGTGGTGCAGCAGGTTTACATGCAGCTAAAGATTTTGATGGTAGAGTTTATTGGATGGGCACTGCAAACTTCTATGTGTTTGATGGTACAGTTAAAAATTTACCTTGTACAGTAAGACGATTTGTTTTTGACGATATTAATTTAGACCAATCAGATAAAATATTTGCAGGTGTTAATTCACAGTTTAAAGAGATAACATGGTTGTACTGTTCTAAAAATGCAACTGAATGTGATAGGTACGTAACCTTTAATCCAAATGAAAATTATTGGGTATATGGTTCTACACACTTTACAACTTTTGAAGATAAAGGTGTATTTGCAAACACAATTACAACTGGTCGTGAAGATGATGGTGATTCATATTTATATGATAATGAACCTGAAGGTATCTATACTGCAAATGGAAATGGTATTGAATCATTTGTAGAGTCAGCAGATTTTGATATGTCTCAAGGTAATGAGATAATGTTTATAGATAGAATGGTTCCTGACTTTACATTAAATAATGAAGTATCAGGAACATCTGGACAACTTAATGTACAGTTTACTACAAAAAGATATCCAGATTCAAATGAATCAACAACAAAAGGACCTTTTATTATTCAACCAAATACTCAAAAGGTTTCAATGAGAGCCAGAGGAAGACAAGCAAAGATAAGAGTAGCAACTTCAACAACAGGTACAAGTTGGAGATATGGTACAGTAAGACTTGATATAGGCTCAGATGGGATGAGATAATGTCTACAAATAAAGCTACAGTTTTTCCTGAACTACGAGATACGTTTGGGGTATTAACAACAAGAGAACAAAAAATTATATTTGACATTGTAAAACAATGGGCAGATTCTTTAACAACTGAATTAACGTCACAAATTATTCAGGAACAAGCTAGAGAATCAATACGAGTTGCAAGAGTGGACGATACAGCAAATGTACCTAATCCTCAAGCAGGTGATATAAGATTTAACATTTCAACTTCAAAGTTCCAGGGATATACTGGAAGTGCATGGGTTGATTTTCATTAGGAGTAATTATGGGAGCAGGTGGAAACTACGCACAAGCAGCATTTCAAGCTTTAGCAGGTGAGAAAATTAAACAGATGAGCAATCAACCTGCTCAACCTGCAGAAGTTAATCAAGAATTAGTTGAACAGTATACTCCTCAATCAACACCTGTTGGTGAAACAACTGAAGATGTAACTAGAAGATTTACTGAAGGAACTGGACAAGTACCTACTTCACAATCAACAGGACTACAAGGTATATTAGATAAGATAGCTGCAGAACAAAAAGCATTAGATGAATTAGAGTTTACTAAAACTACAACTAGAAAAGTTCCTGTATATAGTTACACCACACAAGGTAGTGGTCCTCCTGGTTTAGCAGGAAGTCAACCTGGTGTGGCTAAAACTACAACAGAATTACCATCAGGTACAGTAAATCGTCCAGCTTCATCATGGCAAGACCCAGGTGGTCTTTATAGTCCATCAGGAGTAAGGTACCAACAAACAGGAACTAGAAATGTTACTGAAACATTTAAACGTCCTGCAGTAGCTGGAGACCCAGAGTACGATAAAAAACAAAGAATAATAGATGCTCTACAAGGACAGTATGATACAAGAAGTAAATATGCTTCACCAAGTGCTACAGGAATACAAGGTTTAATTGCTGAACCTATTGTAAATCAACCACAAACAGGATATAATAATATCAACGAAATTATGAAAAGGTATATAGGATAATGATGCAAGACACTATGGCAACTCCACCATTACAAGGTATGGCTAATCTTCTTGAAGACCAAGGAAGATATGGTGATACTGAGTTAGTACATATGTCACAACCTGAAGTAAGAGGTTTGCAATCATTAGGTAGATTAACAAGAAACCCTGAAACAGGTTTAATGGAAGCATTTAGTATTGGTGGTTTCTTTAAAGATTATGTTGCACCTGCTGCATTATTTGCAGTTCCAACAATTGGTCCTTATCTATCTGCAGGTTATACAGGTATTAAATCAGGTATTGAAAGTGGTAATGTATTAACAGGTATTACTTCAGGTTTATTAAGTTATGGTTTAGGTAAAGTAGGTGGTAAATTATTTAAAGGTATGTTTGGTGGTGCAGATGATGCAGCATTAAGTGCAGGTCAAACAAGTTTTAAAGAAGGTTTACAAAAAGGTGCAGGTAATGTTTCTAAAATGGCTCAACTTGGAGGTCAAAATCCATTTACTACAACAGCAGGTGCAGCTACTAATGCTTTTAATGCTATGGCTCCAGAGCAATTGGCAAAAGGTGTTAGTCAATCTGTTGTTAGAGAGGGTTTAAATGTTACAACACCAACTGTAAAAAATTTATTAGCTGGTTCTTATACACCTGGTCAAGTTCTTAGTGGAATGACAACTACAGAGGGTTTAAAAAATATAGGTACAGCAACAATGAAAAATTTAGCGACACCTGAGACTGCAATAAGAGGACTAGCTTCAGGTGTTATTTCAGATTTAACACGTACACCTGAATATGCTGAAGCTACAGGTTTTGCTACTGATGATAGTGCTAGAGAACCTGTACTTGCTGAGAACAGAAACTTTGCAATGAATACTAGAACAGCACCTTTATCTGCATCACAAATTCTAGCTTCACAAACAGGACAGGCACCACCATTACAATTTACTGACCCTAAATATTCACCTGCTGAGACAGGTAATTTAAGTGGTTCATTACTAGCTAAGAAGGGTGGTATGTTAGACGCACTTGATTCAATTACTGAAGGTATGGAAGAGTTAGCTGAACAAACAGATGGTGACGTTTCAATTGAAGGAATGATTAAAGCTGCACAAGAAGGTGGTTTAATGGGTATGCAACCTTTTGAAGGAAAAGTTATGGGTCAAGGTGATGGTATGTCAGATGAAATACCATTTAGTATTGAAGGACAACAACCTGCATTATTAAGTAGAGATGAGTACGTTATACCTGCTGATGTTGTATCAGCTTTAGGTAATGGTTCATCTAATGCAGGTGCAGATAAGTTAGATGGATTTTTAACTGATGTTAGAGAAAAAGTTATGGGGAGAAAAAGACAGATTAACCAAATAGGATAGGAGTTAAAATGAAAGTTGTCCCTGTAGAACCCATAGGTGTAGAATTATTTTGGGATAAAATAAAACCATTAGTTAAAAAATCAGTTTCTTACTCAGGTGGTAGACATACAGTTAATACCACTAAGTATCTTTTACAACAAGGTATGATGGATTTATTTATTGTATTTAAAACTGTAAAAGATATTGAAGCAATTATTGTTACACAAAAATCTATATATCCTGCTAAGACAATGATGACAGTTGTTTTATGTGGTGGTAAGAATATGAATAAATGGGCAGGAGAAGGAATTAAAACAATCATGGAGTACGCAAAGGAAAAAGGTTGTACAGGAGTTGAAGTCATGGGTAGACCAGGATGGAGAAAAATATTTAAACAACATGTAAAGTATAAGGAAAGCTATGTCACTTTTGAAACACATTTCTAATTTTTTAATAGAAAAAGTATTACCAATTAAATTTAAAGTCTGGTTATTAGATAGACTTACTTGTGATATTGCGTCACAAGGTGAAGATGGTGATACTGAATTAGCACATATTAATTCATATGAAGCTAAACTATTAAGGTCAGTTGGTGGTTCAGGTACTATCAATAAAACCACAGGTCTAAGACAATATGGTGGTGGTGGTAGTAAAGGTGGTGGTGGTGGAGGTGGTGGAACTACCACTCAAACTGTAACAAAGGAAGAGTTTCCACCAGAGATACGTCCTTACATTACTGACATTCTTGAAAGAGCACAGGCTCAAGAAGAAGCAAGACAAGCTACTGGTTATCCAGTTTATCCAGGTCCACGTATTGCTGCATTTACTCCTGAAGAAAAAGCAGCACAAGCAGGTATCACTTCACTTGTAGGTGCATCTCAACCTTCATTTGATATAGCTAGAGGTTTAACTGCTGCTAGTGCATTAGAAGATACAGCACCTGCTATACAGGCACGTATGTCACCATTTATGCAAAATGTTGTTGACATACAAAAGAGAGAAGCTGAACGTGGTGCTGAAGCAAGAAGACAACAACTTGCTGCTCAAGGTGTAGCTGCAGGTGGTTTTGGTGGTTCACGAGAAGCATTAATGCAGTCTGAGTTAGAAAGAAATTTACAACAACAATTAGGTGATATACAGGCTACAGGTTCACAAGCAGCATTTCAACAAGCACAACAAGGTCTTGCTAATTTAAGACAAAGACAAATGGCTGCTGGTCAACAGATGGCAGGACTAGGTACTGCTCAACAGGCTTCAGCTATGAAAGAATTAGGTGCATTATCAGGTGTAGGTGAACAACAAAGACAACAACAACAAAAAGCATTAGACTTAGGATTCCAACAGTTTAGAGAAGAACAGACTTATCCTGAAGCAAGTCTACAACAGTATCAATCTATCATTAGAGGTTTCCCAATCTCACCAACAACCACACAAACTCAACAGGCAATTTTACCACAACCATCATTAAGTCAACAATTAATTGGTGGTGCTGGTGCTTTGGCAGGTCTAGGTATTGCAGGACAGATACCTAAGTTATTTGCAGAAGGAGGGTCAACTTTCCCTGATTTAAGTGGTGATGGTAAAGTTACTCAAAAAGATATACTTATGGGTAAAGGAGTTATAAAGAAAAAAGAAGGTAAAAGAATATCTAAAAGTGATAATAAAGAATACACTAAAATGTTAATGGCACTTCTTGAGGATAAAGGCAGAGAACTTACAGGCATGGAAACTATGAATGATGGTGGTGTTGTTAAGATGCAATCTGGACAGCAACCTATGAATTATATGGGTGGTGATGTTGCAGGTTTGGGTTCTCTTTCTTTAAGCAGTGACCCTAGAGATAATAGATTAATGAGAGATAAAAGAAATAGAGCAGTTCCTGTTTTTGGTCCAGATGGTGTAACACCTTCTTATTATAAAGACCCTCTTACTAATGAAGTTATTTCTAATATTGAAATGGAAGGAGAACAACCTACAACATTTACATTAGGTGTTCCAAGAAATGTACCTGCATTAAAAGAAGGTGAAGTTACTAGAGTGAGAGATGAAGGTAGTGGTATTAATTTACAATTACCTAAGTTTGGTCAGATTCCTTTATTTAAAGGTATTGCAGGTTTAACTGAAAAAGCTGCAGAAAAAATAGGTGAGGGTAGAAAATTTATAGTTGACCAAGCTGCAGATATATTAGAACCAGCAGGAGAATATATTTCAGGTTCAGTTACTCCTGGTGGTGAAGGGAAAATGAGAAGAGCAGCAGCAGATTTAACTGATACTCTTAGAATTAAAGGTGAAGAACTTGGAGAATTTGGTAAAAGAATAATTGATACAGGTAAAAGAGGAATAGATACAGTTGCTTCTAAAGTTGCTGACTCTCAACCAAATGAAATGCAAGATATGGGAGCTATGATTTTATTTAAAAATACAATAGGAGAAGTAGATGATTTAAATAGACAAATAACACAATCTACAAATGATACTCAAAAAAATAATTTAATTAAATTAAGAGATGAAAAAGAACAGTATGCAAATTCTATAGCAACAAGAATGGACTCTAGTGTTAGTGGTTATAGAGAACTTTATAATAAAAGACAGGAAGCAGAAAAAGATTTAACATTAATAGATAAATTTAAACAAGATTTTGGTTTAGGTAAAAAAGATGAAACTAAACAACCACCTGTATCAGCAGTTACAGATGAAACTAAAACTAAATCAACAGAAGAAACAGAACCTGTTCTTAATAAAAATGAAGAAAAAGGTGCTTCAGAATTTTTAAAAAATAATATAAATCCAGATGACCCTAATGCAGATTTATTACTAGAAGAAAGTAAAAACTTACTAAAAAATAATGAACCAACAAAAGAAGCAGTAGAGAATAGTTCTAGTTATTTAAGAGACATTATAACAAGACAAGAGAAAGAATCAAAAACTGACTTTGAAAAACGTAGAGGTTTTGCTATAGCTCAAATGGGTTTCCAAATAATGGGAGGTGCTCGTATTGTTGATGCAGCAGCAGGACTTATGGGTAATCTAAGTAAACTTGAACAAGAAAAACTTGAAAGAAAAAATAAACAGTTTGATAGAGAACTTCAAATCAGAGCACTTGAATTAGATGAAATGAAAACTAAGAAAACTCTTGAATTAGGTGAAAAAGAACTTGCAGTTAAAAGTAAATACTATAATATATTAGCAGATAAATATGCTAATGCAGGTAAACTAGATGAAAAAGATTTAATGGGTTTTGTTTCAGTTTCAGGTTTAGATGATATTGAGGGAATAACTAAACAAGATTTTTCTTCAATAACTTTTCGTGCAAAAGAACTAATAGACAATGGAATGAGACCTGATACAGCTATTAAAAATGCAACTGCACAAATAGCTGCAGAGAACAGAGTTGATGAAAAGCCAGGATTTTTTAAAAGTTTCACCAATTGGTTTAAAGGTCTTGGTGGTGGCGATACAATTCCTACAGAGGAATAAGCATCATGACTAAAAGTATGGATGAATTAATTAATTTAGAGATTAGTAGAAATCCTGAATTAATGGAAAAATTTAAAAGAAAAAAAGAGGAAGAAGTAAACTCTTTTAGTTCTGCATTTAAAAGAGGTGTAGCAGGAACTAAACAAGCAATGTTTGATGGTCTAACTGCTATAGGAACTGCAGTTGAACAAAAGACTGGTGAAGATTCTACAGTCACAGACTTTCTTCAAGATGTAGGTAAACGTAATTCTGAACGTCAACAAAGTATTCTACAATCTTTAGGAACTCCCACAGAAACTACTGACTTATTTAAAATAAAATCATTTGATAATGCCAAAGAATTTACTAAACAGGCAGCAGGAACTGCTACTGGTTCTTTAGGTTTTCAATTAGGTCTAGGTACAGCAGCTAGGTTTGGTGTTAGTTTATTAGGTTTTACTCCTGCAGGTAGGGTTGGTAAATTATTATTTAATATGTTACCAGTTAGTCCTTTATTTGTTCAAGGTATTGGTGGAGTTTATAGGTCAGCTATAGAAAAGGGAGCTTCAGATGAAGAAGCTGCAGAAAAATCTATATTAGCAGGTTTAGCTAATGGTTTAATTGACACAGCTTTTGTAGGTAAAATACTAAGTAAAATATATGACCCAATAAAAGCTTCAACAAAAGTTGCTGAACTAACTAAAAAAAGTTTAGCAGGTTCAATCGCAAGTGACACAGCTAAACTTGCAACTACTGGTGCAGTTACTGAGGGTTTAGTTGCAGCTAATACAGAAATAGCTTCAGATAAAATAGCAGGTAGAGAAACAGACCCAAAGGAAGTAGCTAAACGAGCTATTAATGATGCAGCCATAGGTACTATAGGTGGTACTGCTGTTGGTCCTGTTGTAGGAACTTCATCTAAATTAGCCACAGATGCTTTAATTGAACAGAATAAAGAGTCTGATGAGTTTATACAAATAGCTGAAAAAATAAAAGAAGAAGATGTAGCTAATGCTAGTATAATAAAAAGAAGCACAGCCAAGATAGAAATATTAGAAAAGAGAATTAGAGGAATAGATAAAGCTGCAGATGCTATAGAAAAAAAAGTAGGTGCTCCAGGATTTTTTAGTAACGCAAGTGAAACTATAAATAAATTAAGAGATAAAAGAAGTAAAGTTCTTGATGAATATAAAGCTGCTACTGAAAATGCTTTACCTCAAGAAGCTAGGACAAAAAGAATTGAACTTAAAAATATAGATAATGAAATAAATAAATTTGAAAAATCTCGTCAAGGTGAGATAGGTTATTCTAGAAAAACAGGTAAAATAAAAGCAGCTTTACAAAAAAGAATTAATGAGGAGAAAGTAAAATTAAATAAGGCAAAAGAAAAAGGAGAAATGAAAGGTGAGTTAGTAATCACACCTGAATTATTATCAGGTACTTCTCAAACAGGTTTGACAGGAGTCATATCTAAAATATATGATGGTAGTGTTCTACAAAAATTATTAGGTAAAGCAACATCACCTATAAGAAGAACAGCTATAAATAATTATAGAGAAAAAGGTGATACAAGATTGTTTAGAGTATATAATAATCTTGAGTCATTTTATCCTGAGTCTCAAAATAGAGCAGGAAGTTATTTATCACCTATACTAGAAGCTGTTAGAGATTTACAACCAGTAGCTAGAACTGGAGTAAGAGATATAGCAAGTCTAGCTACATTTGGTTATGTATCTGAAAGTCCAGCTACATCTATAAAAAATCAAAAACTATTAACTGAATCTTTATCAAATAAAAAAGGTAATATATTAGAAAAGTATGGTCAAACATCTTTAGCTAAAAAGGTAGATAAAGCTGATACTGAAATAAGAAAAGTTTTAAAACAAATATATGATGATGCACGAGATGCAGGTATAGATGTTAATTATGTGGACAACTATGTACCTGTTCGTCATCTTCTTAACAGTAAAAAGAATCAAGAAAAATTTAAAACAATTGCTAAAAAATATATTAAGAATGATAATGAAATTAATGCTATTGTTGAAAACATAAATAATGAAGGTGGTTATTATCTTACTAATATTAGAGGTAAAAAGAAAAAAGATATTCCTGACAGAAGAGCTAATTTAAATTTAGAAAAGAGTCGTAAGATACCAAAAGAAATGATTGAGGAATTAAGACAAGAAGGATTAATTGACGATAATATATTGGAGATACTTCCAGGTTATATTATGAGAGCAGCTAAAGATATTGAGTTTGAAAATAGATTTAAGAATGTAGAACTTACTATGAAATCTTTAATAGACGAAGGTTTAGTAACTGATAAAGAATACAATGCAGTAGGTAATACATTACAAGCTATTCAAGGAAAGTATGGAACACAAGTTCCAAAAGGATTTGCTAGAGGAACTTATCAGTTTTTATTAGCAAATGCTTATTTTTTAACTTTACCTTTTGCTGCCTTAACTGCACTAAGTGAGCCATTAATTTTATTAGCAAGAGCAAAACCTGGTAGTGCACTAGTGTCAGCACTAAAACTTCCTATCAATGCTTTTAAAAGAACTGCTCGTATATTTTATCCAAGACTTAGAAAAAGTAATACTGAAAAAGCTTTTCAAGAAATAATGTATGGTCTTGATGGTGCATTGACTGAGAGAATAACTGCTTCATCTACTCTTGATACACCTAGAAAATTTACTAATGGATTTTTTAAAACTACTATGTTAACACAAGTCACACAGTTGTCAAGACAAATGGCTTTTGATGGTTTTAGAAATGAACTCAAAACTGATATGAGTTCAATAGTAAATGGTAATTTAAAAGGAACTGTTAAAGGTTTAGAGTTAAGAAAAAAATATCAAGAGGTAGGTATACCTGATATATTTAAATTAGTTGATGATATACAAGGTAAACCATTTGATAAAGTATTTAAAGAGAGTGCCCTTATTAAAGCAGCAGCAGCTCGTTTTGTTGACCAACAAATTATGACACCTAATCCTACTAATAGACCATTATGGATGTCTAGTCCTGCTCTTGCAGGTACTGCTCAATTAAAAAGTTTTGCTTTTGTGTTTGGTAATACTGTTGGTTTTAGATTATTAAAAAATTTAATAGGTAAAGATAGAACTCCTAATCAAAGAACAGCTAGTTTATTTAGGTATGGAGTTGCTATGTCAATGATAATATTAGTTTCTATGTATACTGATTTATTAAAAGAAATGTTTAGGTCTGCAAGTTCAGATGACCCTATAGAAAATTTAGAAGATTTACTTAGAAAGAAAGAAGAAAGAGGACAGAATTATGTATTTGATGTCATTGCTGGAACTAATATAGCTGGTGGTGCAACATCATTTAAGTTAGCTTTAGATGCTGCTCGTTATGGTGCGAGTCCATTAGTATCTATTTTAATGGGTCCAATAGGAGCTAAAATAGATGGTATACTAAGAGGTTTCTCAAAAGCTGTCAAAGATGACCCTGATACAAAACCTTTAATTAGAGAACTTGTAACTCTTAATCCTGTATTTGCAGCTAACAGAGGAGCAAGAGATAAAGCGATTGATTTATTAACAGGTAGAGATGAAGAATTTGAAAGTTATGAAGATTTTACAAAGAAACTTGGACTTGATAACTTTGAACTAAAAGACTTTGAATTAAAAGGATTATAGGAGAAAGATAATGAATAGTAGAGACTCATTAGAAGCACGACTAGCTGCACTTGAAGCACGTAATGAGGAGCAACACAAAGAGGTTGCCAATAAACTAGAAGTTGCTTTTCAATTAATTAATAAACAAACAGAGATTATATCAGCTATGAGAGCAGACTTAGCTAGAGGTTCAGGTGCTATTAAGATGTTGTTTATTGTAGGTGCTGCACTAGGATTAGTGTATACATGGATTAAGATGATATGAAGTGGTGGAATAAACTAAAACAAAAGTTTAAAGATGCAGATAATATCATTGACTTTAGTGTAGATATAATCATTGTTATATTTGACGTAATGACTACACCATTACTAATACCTATTCGTATAGGTAAATATTATATCAAAGGATTTTTTAAATCAATGTGTAAAAGATTCTTAAAGAAAACTTATCATAGGTTGTATGATGACAAATAGAATTATTATAACTTTACTTTTAATTGAGATAGCTTTACATTTAGCTGAGATTGCGTTTGACTTACACGCACATTATGGATTACAAGAACTGTTATACGGATAGCCAACTGTGAAAATTGGACAAAAAAATACCCCTAGTTATTAAGTTAGCTAGGGGTTTTTTATTTATTTAACAGATTTATTTTCAATCTTTAGTTCAGACATTTCGTCTTTCACTTCTTTTATTTCTTTTTCATAATGCTCTTTTTGTTCTACAAGATAATCTAATCTAGCTTGTAGTTTCTTTTGTTGAGCTTCCTGATACATTTTATCAGATACGACCATTACTTTTGGTCTCATTAAATCAAAATGATTATAGAACATGTTGTCCAATAACATCATATTATTCTCCTTTAGTTAATTATCCCTATCATTAGGCAATAATGTTGTAGTTAAACTAGATGAAAGCCACACCTTAAAAAGCATATGGCTCACACCAAAAAATAAATGCTATTACTTTTCAGCACAAGCATATGAGTTGATTTCTAAACCTACAGAAATTTCTGCGATAATAGGTTTTGTCCATGCAGTCATATTATTTCTCCTTCCATGTTTTAATTCCTTTCTCAGCACCTCTACTTATGATGTAGCCACCAATACCAATCTGTAATAAATCAAACAGTTTCATAATAACTGCGTCTGATAAATTCTCAGGATGTATTCCAAACCAATACATAAACAAAAGCATCAAGAAAGATAACATTGTTAATGGTCTCCAATTACGTTGTAACCAACCTTCACCTTTAGCTTCAGCAACGACCACAGATGCAGCAGCTTTTTCTATATCTGCTGAATGTGTAACAAGTGCCTTGTTTAATTCTGATTGAGCCTTTGCTTGACCAGCTTTATCAGGAATTATTCTATCAATTACTTTACCTAATATAGGTGCAATCATTGGTAATAACATATTATTTCTCCCATTTATGTGTATTATAACTCAAATCTATTTAGAAAAAAAGAGTTAAATTATTATTTTTGTTCATTTTACATTTACCTTCAAGGCAAATTAAGTCATTGGTTTCACTAATCTTTTCATAAGTCTTATGAAGAGGACTCGTATAGAAATATAACGAGCCTTCCCTCATAGGTATAAAATATTTTTTAGTAGCAGGTCTGTTATAATAAAATAAACCTGAACTAGAATTACCTATATGTATAGGTAACACAAAGTAGCTATCAGCTTTATGGTTTAAATTATAGTAAGTTCCATCCTCTTGTATAATCTCAAATGCAGGTGATGAATATGTTTCTTCAAATGTTAAATCATCAACGTACATATTATTTAATACTTGTTTTATTTTAAATAATAATGATGGAAACTTTTCAAATATAATAGGATTGTTCGTAAGACATTTATCTTTATAAGTATCTTCAGTATCTGAATCTTCTTTTCCTGAACCTAATGATAATCTATCAGAATATTTTGACCAGGAATCTTTTAAATCCAATACTGATTTATAAATTGTTTTACAATCTGTATCTTCTATAAAATCTTTAATCGTTATTGAAGAGAGTATTTTCATATTTAGGATGTTCCTTTCTACCACCAGTTTTCCACAACTCAGAAACAAGAGTACCCTCACCATATAGTTCCATATGCATATCAACATCTTGTCTTTGAAATAATTTTTCACAGTCTTGTGCCATAGCTAGTAACTCACCTGTAGTCCAGAACTTCTTATTATTAGTAGTAACGTGTAAGTATTTACCTTTACCTGTTGAACTATCAACTGCATCTTTATCTTTAGGCTCATCCATTGAACAATCAAAACCATATAGTTTAAAGTTTCTAAATCCTAATGTGTGTCCAACACTAATGGCTCTCATAGCTGCACAAGTACCACCAGTTAATAGAACTGTATCATCAGGTATACCTAATTCTTTTGGTATAGTAACTTTATTATCTGTATTCTTCTCAACAATAGCATCTGAGTAAGCATTCCAACCCACTATCTTTGCACTCTTATCTTTTAAATAATCTACAACTGAGGTATCAGTCATAGATGATACAAAGAATATAGTCTCTTTAGGTATATCTTTAAATAATTCTTTACGAACAATCCCATGTGTACTTGTACCTTCAATAGGTCTGGGGTCAAGTATGTTACATGCCCAAGGAACTATACCTTCTTTCAAAAGCATAGGTAGTGAATGTTTAACACACATGATTTTATCTTTAGTTGATTTAAGATAATCTTTATAATTTAAAAAAGAACTACCACCTGATACTATGTTAAGTACCTCTCCATGTGGTCTAGCTTTAGTTAACCATTTATTAATTGACTGTACATTATTTTTTATATTGTTTCTAATATAATCAGTAGGCATACAGTCTTTTGGTTTAACAATTATTGGAACGTGATTGAAACTTTCAGGGAGTTTATCAAGACTAGATTTATGAAGAACGATAGCAAGGTGAGTAACACCACCACCTGCCACTGGGTCACTAGATGGAAGAACTTTTTTGCGTAGCTTTTTATCAAGGGCATCAAATACTTTATTCGTTCCTTTATGTTCATCAACAACTTCCTTTCCTTTGTCATCTTTAGTAAAGTAATCGTCAAACACAACAACAGGTAAATCTTTCGTCATGTTGTAATCATGTTGAACAGTATCAAAGCTATGTCCACCATCAAGATAAGCTATGTCAAAATCTTTTTGTTGTGTTAGTGTTACTTTAGTATCACCTTTAACTAATTTAAATTCAAAGTCTTTGTTCATTTTATCTTTAACAAAAGATTTAAATTCTTTTAGTCTAGTACTAACTGCTTCATAAAGATTGTGTGGTTTAGTATTCATTTCAGTTGCATCAGTAAATTCATCTGCATCTTCAAATAAATCATAACCTTCATAATAAACTTTGTCTACGTTGTCAAAAGCTGCCAGTGCCATTTCAATAGCACGACCACCATTCCATGTACCTGTCTCCAGTATTCTTGAAAACTTGTAATGTCTGATGACATCAGCCAACTGTTTGTACCTCTTTGGACCAACGACATCAGGTGTGGTTTTGTTAGATAACAAATCCTTCCTATTGCCCTTGAAGTGTTCAAAGTAATCTGCCAAAGGAGAATTATTAAACGCATCTAAACCTCTCACTTCTGGTGTTAAACTATGTTTCTTTAAACCATGTGCACCATAGATATTAAATAATCTTTCAAAGATAAATCCATCATGCCATTCTCTATATGAAAGAACTTCATGACTATTATAAAGACCTCTCATATCTCCTAGTAAATCAAGGGGTGGGATAGTATTAAGATTAAAAGCCATGAAAGATGTTTCACTATAGTCCACATCTTTCCTACCTAAGTGGACGAGTTCAGAACCTAGGGGAATGATTCCAAACAAGTCTTGTTTATTAACAGGCTTTCTAAGGATAATGTCAGCATCTAACCAAACTACCCACCCTACTTGTACACTCTTTTCTACCAACTTGAAGGAGAAGTCAGTCAGAGCATACACTTTGTGACACCATTTAATGGCATCTAATCTCCAGTTATAAGGCATCTTACCACCTTCAGTACCATCATGAAGTTTCATTTCTTCACGATAGGTAATCATTTCGTCTACCTCATTAAGATTTCTAAATGTTATCTTGTCTGTTTTAGGAAACTTTTTTATCTGTTCATCAGTAAAGTCATGATAGTAAGCAGTTAAATGTAAATCATCAGCCATATATTTTACAACTGAGTCAATCATTTTCTTTGCATAAGTTTCCCACCCTTTAGGATTAAAGGAAGTTACGATATTTATTGTGTCTTTATTCATATTAATATGTTACCATTTTTGTAGGTCTTGTTTCATTTATAGTATTTCTATATAAAAGCTTTTCATCTTCCCAGTCTTGAGCAAATTGCATAGTATGAAACTTACCACCAAACCAAGGACCACCAAGAGAAAAATGTATAGCATTAGGTGATTCTTCAAGTGTTGAAACTCCAGGAATATGATTCCAGCTACAAGGTATGCCACCTATCTGGTCATCACTTGTCCACTTAAATTGATGAAGGTCTAAACCTTTCATAGTATTTACTTTATCACTTGTTAAATTTTTTACATCCTTATGTTTCATATTAAATAACATTAGTGAAGACCACAATTTTTTTTCATATCCTAATTGTTTTTGATTATCCATTTTTGTATCTTCAGTGGGTTGCCAATCAAACTTAACACAGGCAACAGCTTTATCATAATATTTTTCTTCTACAAATTTAAAAAGTTTATCTATATCTTTTAAAAATAAAAAATCACAATCACAAAACATAACCCAATTTTTCATATTATTTATTTTAGCTAGGTGAGGACATAGAAATCTAGTATGACTAAACTCTGTTGAAAAAGGTTTGTCATCTAGCACATCATATTTTTGTCCTTCATTATCTTCTCTCCACTCTCTAGTAAAATGACCACTACTTCTTAAATGAGAAACATTTAAATCAATAATTGTCAAAGGTCTTGAGCTATGTCTAGCTAATGAATTTTCACAAACTCTGTAAGCTATATCTTCACGAGAATCATAACCTATAAAAACAAAATTAGTTTTCTCTTTAGGTAAAGGATGAACTGTTTCTTCCTTATGTGTTGCTCTTGCATTTATAAACATTATATAATTATACTCCTTTTAAATATAAAGTCAAGAAAAAATTAAACTACTTCACATCCACCTGCAGTACATGCAAGTTCTTTTGATGAAGTAGTTGTATCTTCTTTCTCATAGTTAGTTAAGTCCATCCAATTAATATTTCTTGGAGTCTTAGCTAACCATTCTTCATAAGTTTTCTTATCAACTTCTTGATAAGGTGCTTGTTTATATGAGTGCTCAGAGTGAGGTAAGAATGAAACACCACTCATCACATCAAAGTTTTCATAAACCCATGCACCTACTTGTAACCATTCATCTTCTTTCACATAAACTGTGATTGAAGGTTTGTGTTCACACCAATGCAATTGATATATCTTCCATATCTCTAGTTGTTCAATAGCAGATTTAGCATCTCTCATAATTGAACTCGTTGGAGACTTCATAGGAAAGTAAATAACTTTTGTATCATTAGGTTTCATTACGTCATCTTCACCATAGAAACCTTTGTCTAACATCATGTCACACAATGGGTCTTTCTTATCTGCTCTCACAGTTCTAAGATAGTAAGGTGAATAACGTGGGTGAATACCTGAAGCTGAATCAACTAATTGTGATACAGTTCCTGAAGGTTTCACACAAGTAATAGCAGTAGCTTGATTAACTCCTAGCATCTCTGCCCACTTCTTATTTGTTTTAATTGAATGTTCTTTTAAGTTAATTAACATTTCTTTTAAAACAGTTTGATTAAATATATTACCTGATAAAACTTCGTGGTCCATAATACCAGTTAATGAAACACCTAGTAATCTTTCTTCTTCAGTGTTATCTTTCCATTGTTTAGTTAAGTATCTAAAGTCTGATAGAGTTGACTGAAGTGTACCAAAGATTGTAGCTATCTCTACCTTTTCTTTTAAAGTTTCTTCAGTATCATCAGGTCTTACAACTACTTCAGATAGATTACAAAATTGTTTATTTCGTAAAACTATTTCTGAACATGGATTAGTCCCAAAGTCAAAGTCACCTTCTCTTCTACCTGAACGTGTTGCCATCTTTTGTGATGCAACTCTGTTAAAGATACCACGTTCACCTGACTTAGAATCATAAAGAGATACCCACTCCTTCATGAATGTACCTATATCAGGCTTCTCAGTATAAGCTACAGAGTTATTAGCATAACTTCTTTGTGGATTATTGTCCCACCATTGACCAGTCTTTGCATCTCTCATTCTAATATCTGAAAGATTAGAAAGACTAATTAAAGCTGAACGTCTTACACCACCACAAACAACTACGTCTGCAATCTTACATACAATGTCATGACATTCAATACTAGTTAATTTTCTACCACTAGCTTTTTGAAATGTCTCAATACTAAATTTAAATAAATCTCTAAGTGGGTCAGGACCACTGGCACGTCCACCAAATGTTTTTAGTTTAGCACCTGCAGGTCTGACAAGAGACATATCAAACTGTGGTATTTGTCCTGCGTAAAGCATAGCAACAAGTTCACGATAAGATTTTGCCCAACCTATTTTACTATCTCTAACTTTAATAACTGTTTCAGTTGTATGAAACTTCTCTGCAATCTCAGGAAGTTTATCAACGTATTGTCTTTCAACACTGAACCCTACACCAGTACCACACATAAGTATGTACATAATCTCGTCAAAGGTTCTTACATTATCAATAGCTACATATGAACAATTAAATCCTGCTACATTATCTTTATCAAGAGCAGCTCCTGCAGTCATCAATGCTCTCATTGAAGGCATAACTTTTAATGTAGTGATAGCATCAATCCATCTATCTCTTTCCTTCTTGTCTAATTTTTTGTTTGTTAGTTTCTCATAACGTCCTTGCATATAACTAACATATCGTTCAACAGTTTCACTCCACGTTTCTCTTCTGTTTTCTTTTTCAATCCATCTCGCATAACGAGAGATGGCAATATAGTTTTGGTATTCAGTTGGTAACATAGTTTATTTCCCCTTTCTATTTTTAAGTTTAATTCTATCATAACTATCCTTATGTGTCAACAAAGCATTAATATGATTCCTCACAAAGTTAGTTCTTTTAGATGTTAGTATTTCCATAGCGACTCTTCTCATATAGTTTGGTTCAATATCTGCGAGTTCGCATATGTATTCAAAGTCTTCTTTTCGTTTACCACTGTTGGTAGTAAACCAAAGTATAGACTCACGTTTATACTTATGACTTTCCAAGTCTTGAGTATCTTTTTGAGTAGCATCAAGTAGTGCTTGTAAAATAACTGCAAGGAATAATGTCCTCTCAGCACTTGTTGAGCTGATAATATTTTGTTCAACTGTACGAAAAAAATTATCATGTTGTTTCATTATACCATTGTTTAGGAATACCATCACTTATCTTGCAGTATTCAAAGTTATGTTTATCACACCACTTTGCGTAAGTCATAGTACCACCTTTGTTTAGTTTTTTATTAGGATTATCAAAAGCAAATCTAATTATAATACTAGGATTAGACTTTCTAAAAAACAAATGTTTCTTTCTCATCTCAATAGTTAACCTACCTTTAACTTCTATGTAAGACCCATTAGGTAATAAGAAGTCAGGGCAATAAGTTTTATTTTCAAACCATTCATAACTATATTTATTAGGTTCATATTTAACTTTTACTTTTTTATCTTTAAAAAATTTATAAACCTTTTCTTCTGAACCACTTCTAAACTTCATTTAATATTCCTCATATGAAAATAGTTTCGTATATGTAAACATGTAAATACTACACACATAATTAACATATAATAACTAACAGATAATACTGACCATGTAATCCATATTATATTTGAAACCATACCATATAAGGGTGCATAGTTATCTTTGTTACCATACACCCATACAGTAATCACTGCACTAATTGCAGCTAGTAATTCAAACAAACTAACCAATGTCATTTAATTCTACCTCAATTACATCAGGTTTTTTTACAACTTGTGTTAAGTATCTTGGTCCATTCGCATAGATAAATTTTCTAAGTCCTTTCCCATTATTAGCATCCTGCCAACAATTAACTTTATAAGCACAGTAGGAACAGCCAACATCAAGTTTACGATTACCACTAGCACCATCTGCAATATCGTCATAACACTTGCTAGGAACTGTATCATTTGCGACAACATTTTTAAGATGTAAGACCCTATCTTTCGCATTTATCATCTCCATATCATGGACAGACATTAAACATATACGTCCACTCTGTTTATCAATAGCAAGAAAAGCACCACCTTTTTTATTTTGTGCATCAGCATAAGCTGACAACTGTGCAATGTAACCAAAGGGGTCATCTTTTAATAGTGAACGATTAGAAAACTTTTTAAATGAATAAGCACTAGCTGATTTACAATCAGTAACAACACCATCAATCTCACAATCTTGGTGACCTAATACTCCTTCAATCTCTAATTCTTTTTGTTCATTCTTAACTTCATGTCCTGCAGTTTTAGCTAATAATAAAAGTAACTCTTCAAGTATATGACCATAAGTAAATTTTATCTTCGCCCATGCAGGTAACTTTTCTTTTGTTATATCTCGTGACTGATACCACACCTGTCTATCAGGTTTACCAATCTGAGACATTCTTAAATTATTATTCTCAGAACGTGTGTTGAATAATTGTAATACACCTTCCTTCACTCTTTCAGCAAACAACTCCATATCTTTTTCACTAGGTTGTGTGCCATCAGTAATAGTCTGGTACATATCTTCAACTAAAGTATCAATATTTTTCATTGAAAAAAATAGGGGTGAGTTATTAACTACACCCCCATCTCCTTTTAAAAGTTAAGGTTAAGCAGGTACTTCTGCAAACTCTGAAGTTGAATTATCTGCATTAGATGCAGAAGGAATCTCTTCAAATTCACTTGCAGTTGAACTACCACCTTCATAGGCAACTAGGTTTACAACCTGAATGGCTTGTAAGTCAGCACTCTTACCACTTCTACCAGTTGGTTTATGAGTCCACTCGTAAGTTTTAAATAAAACATTTACATCTGAACCATTACCAATCAAAGTATTTTGAAGTGGACGTTTCATACCATCCATTACATCAGGTGCTTTGTTAGGACTACCATCTTTTCTTTTAGCTTTTCTTTTGATGGTAACAAAGTCTCCTCTATCGTCACCTTTGTTTTTAATAGATAGACCTTCAGCTTCAGCTTTCTTTTTATTATCAGCATCAACTGCTAAGTCTACAGAATAGACACCATCTTCATCAAACGTAGTGTTTGGTGATACGACTGATGCCCAGTAGGCTTTACCATTTAATATTGGCATAAGTTTACTCCTTCTTTAAGGTTATTATATTTTCGTATTAACTACGAATATCTCAGTGTATAATTATAAGGTATAACAATACACAAGTCAACACTAATCAAAAATAAATTTAAAACTAGTGTGTTTCTGCCCAACTCAGACCAGTCTTATACTCTGCATCTAGTGGACAATTAAGGTTGAGTTGTTCAGTTGTTTCTTTAATTGCCAACTTCACAATCTCTCCCATACTTTGTATGTCATTTTTGTTTACTTCAAACTGGTACTCGTCATGTATTGAAGCTACAAGTTTAACATCCAAACCTTTTGTGCGTACATGTTTAATCATGTTACGTAACCATACTTTACAAGCGATAGCACCTGCACCTTGTATGATTGTATTAACTGCTTTATGTGGTGACCTAACATTAAAGAGTCTACCATCTAAACCTTTTACTTTACCTGACTGAGCAGCTTCTTCTACTTGACTTCTAAAAGATTTTAGTCGTGGTAACTCAGATAAAAATTTATCTATAAGTTGTTTACCAACTGCCATATCTTTTGAGCCAACTATTTGTGCAATCTTTTTTGCACCTGCTCCAAACAAGAAAGCATATATAAAAGTTTTAGCTTGGTCTCTATCTGATAGTCCTGCCATGTTCATATTCTTTGTGTGAATATCACCATTCAGTATCTCATGTGTATACTCAGATGTGTTAATGTAATGTGCTAACATTCTTAACTCTAGTCCTGAAGCATCAGTACCAAAGATAACATGAGTATCTGGCTTATCAGTTGTCCATACTTCTCTACATTCTTTACCATAAGGTGAATATGTAGCAGGTATCTGAGCCATATTTGGCGAGTGATGGCTCATTCTACCTGATACACAACGCAAAGTAAGGACACGACCATGCACTCTTCCAGTGGTTTGATTAACAACATCAAGCCAAGAAGAGATTTGAGACGTTCTTTTTTTTAATAATAAATATTCAGCTATCAATTTAGCTTCAGCTATATTATCTATCTTTGATAGTACACTCTCGTCTACAATAGGTGAACCTTTATCAGTAAACTTATTTGGTTTCCAACCTAACTTCATAAGTCGTTCAGCTATTTGTTTACGAGACGCAAGATTAAATTCTTGATAACTAACTTTAGTAAAAGGTACACCCTTTACATACCCACGAGATTTATTATTTACTTTAGGTATGAACTCTTCCTCAATCTTTAATGGTGGAAAAGTTTTATGTACTTCTTTTTCTAACTGTTCAGCTTTATCTTCAAGCATTGCATGAAGACCACTAGCTTTCTGTTGGTCTAAATAAAATCCAGTGTCTTCTTGTTTAGAAACAATGGAACGTATATCATGTTCAAGTCTCAAAGAATAATCTGAGAATCTTTTACCTTCAAGTTTTAAATGATTATAAACTTTATGTGTAAGTTCAACATCACGTCTACAATAAGTAAGCATCTCTTCACTAAACTCAGAGAAGTTATTGAACTCAAGTTTATTAAATCCAAATCTTTTACCCCAGGAATCTAATGAGTGACCATTCTCACGTTCAGGATTGTATAGCTGAGACATAATTAAAGTATCTTCAATCTGTCCAATAGTAATCTTCGTGCCAGTCAATCTATTTAGAACTGGTGCGTCAAAAGAAATACCATTGTGCATAATAATTTTATCTGCATGTTTATTTATAAACGCAGGAAACTTATCATAACAATCTTTACCAACGAAAGCATAGTTCTCATTTGTCTCCATGTTTCTAGCTACAATACAATGTATCTTTGTTGCATCTAGTGAATCTGTTTCTATGTCAACTACTAAATTCATTATATACTAATATACTCCTTTATTGTTTTTAAATCAAATAGTTTTTGCAAACTAATTAAATACATTCTTGATGCGTTATGGTCACCACCATTTACAGATACCTTTCTTTCTAAAGAGTCCAGTATCTTTTTTAGGTTCTCAGTTTTAAATACTAACGTGGCATAAACATCTTCACCTACACATAGATTATGAAACCAATAGTCAGCTTCAGTTGCATTGATACCTGAAGGTTTACCATAACATTCATATTCAATAGCTATGTTACCAGTTCTTTTCCAAACATCACGTTCAGATTTAACTTCAATCTTTTTATCTTGAAGCATATCTTGAATCATATCTTCTCTAACTTTTCCATAAGCTAAATCAATATCAAACTTCTTTCTGTCTTTACTCTTGGGTTTCAAACTCATCTGCGTTCTCCTTAAAAGGGTTATCTATTTCAGTCATTCTACCATTCTCAGTAGAGTAAAGTAAGTAAGAACCAACTCCAGTAGTTCCTGCATACCTATTTTTAAGTACACGAATAGTTGAAGTATTCTTTGCAATCTCATCATCATCTTGTTGGTTTCTTTCCATACCAATCACTGCATCAGATAACTGTGCGATTGAATGTGAACCACGCAAGTGTGATAATGAAACTTGCTTTCCTTCTTCGTGTCCTTTATCATTATCAAGTCTTCGTAAGTGACAAGCTAACAACATACCTATCTTAGACTCATGACATAAGCTACGAAGTTTAGTCATAAGAATATCAATAGCTTTTCTTTCATTACCATCATCTCTGCCTGATATAATTAAACTTAGATGGTCAACGAATACCCACTTACAATCACAACCTTTAGCCATGTAACGAATACGATTGATAACATCATCATCATCCATAGAACCAAAGTGGTCAAACAAAACTAAACGTCTATCACCCCTAAGTTCTTCAGACCATTTCTTTAATTCAGATGGTTCTTGTTTCTTCCACTCTTCAGGTTTGTGTAGTTCTTTGTTTGCATGTATACCTACTAAACCTCTGAATGTTCTTTTCTTTTCTTCTTCTAAAAACAAAAGCCCAATCTTATCTTCAGTAGTTTTCCATATATGATATACAAGCTCACGTAGTAAACTTGATTTACCCATACCAGTACCTGATGTAAGTGTAACCAATTCACCAACACGCATACCATATAACTTATTATTTAATCCTTTAAAAGGATAAGGAACAGAGTCAACCTCTTCCTCAACCCATAGGTCATCAACAATATCATCATACGTTACAATACCTGCAGGTGTATAAGGTTTAGCATCCCACCATGTACGAGTAAACTGTTCACGTTTACCTGCCTTTAAATATTCGTTAGCATCTTTTAATTCAAGATTAACTATCTTACATTTATTAGGTGGAAATATCTCTGATACTTTATTAGCAGTTTCTCTACCAATACTATCGCTATCAAAACATATCACAATATTCTCAAAGCTATTTAAGTATTCAAAGTTTTGTTTACAATCTCTAACTGCTGAAGCTACACCATTCTTAATGGACACAGTAGCATAACGACTACCAGTCATTTGAAATACTGCCATAGCATCACACTCACCCTCAGTAATTGTAATGTACTTCTGTCCACTTGTGAATAAGTGTTGTCCAAACAATTCAGACTCAGCAAAGTTACCTTGTGTCGTAAACACTTTAGGTAATGCTCTAATCTTATTAGCAACGTGCTTACCTTGTGCATTATAGAATGGATATATATGTTTTGTAACCATACCATTATTAGCTAACGTGGTTACTCCATACTTACTCGCAGTTTCTTGAGAGATATTTCTATCTTTCAATTCAGTTCTATCACCAACGTACAAGTCAGAATAACTGTTAGTATTATTTGTAATAGGTGTTACTTCCACTCCTTCTCCTTTCTCAAAATAGCCACAGTCAGGTGTAAAGCAGTGTGCACCATCACTATAACGTGCTAAATTATCTTTACTCCCACATTTAGGACACTGTTCGTGCCCAATAAATTTACTTTCCATTTTTAACATTCAACCCCCTATATAAAAAGTAATACATAAAAAAGTATTACTGTTGTTATTATATATACATTACTCATTATACCCCCTAATGTAGTTTATTATTATCTTTATCGTACATAAATTCAAATACTTCATCACCTTCAGTTGGTTCTTCTCCCATACTTAATGCTATAAGTTCTTGAGCAGTATCATTTAATGCGTTCTGCATTGTAAGAAAACCATAGTAATCTTTTTCAGCTTTGGTTATAGCTGTAATTGCTAATGCTCTTGCCATTAGGTATACAGTTTCAGGTGAATCATATTTAATTATTAACTCCATAATTATTTTATGGATAGCCATAACTACTTCTTCACGTTCTTTGGTTGTTAACTTTTTTAGTTCCACTATCAACTCCTTCCATCATTTCAACAAACCCATTTATATCTTTCAATGGAACTTGTTTAATATTTGTTTCACCACTCATAGTTAATATATTATCTACAAGAGATGTTGGTATTTCTTCGTGTGTTTTAAATTTAGATATCATCATTTACTCCTTCCTTAAAACCTTCCATTATTATCTGTCTTGATTTTAAGTCCTCATTATGAATTATATTTATAAGTTTGTCAAGATACCATTGTGCTTTCTTTAAATCTTCCAAAGGTTTGCCTTTATAATCATACCTCCAGAGATACTTTATAACATTTGCTTTTAAGTACCCAACAAATTCTTTGTCTGACATTGATGCTTTGATACCATCAATACATTCTATGCCATCTTTATTATAATGTCGTGGGTTATTTACGTTATCGTATTTTTTCATATGCGTGTCCATATCTTTTGTCCTTTCTTTTATCACCAAATTCTTTTGGTGTATCACATTTAACTGCCTTTATTTTA